GCTGTCAACCCAGTCCTTGTCATCCTGGCTGAACTCCTCGTTGGAAGCAGGTTGGCCAGCAGGTTGTCGCGACTGGGTTCCCAAACCGGCAACACCCACGGCGGCGGTGAACTTGGCTTCCCAGTCGGCCACTTCGTCTTTGACCGCCTTGGTGAAGGCTTCCATGTCCAGTGCGCCTTCCTTCATAAACTTGGTGTGGTCCACGTAGGTCCGCACCTTGTCACGAAGGTTCTCGGGGATGGTAGAAGCACCCAATTCACGATCCCACACGCCCTGCGCCTTGGCAAACTGTTCGGCCTGGGAGCGGATTTCATCGCGCTTCTGAAGGTCCTGGTTCTGCGTGCGCAGGGTGTTGATTTCCGTGCGGAACGTCTCCATTTCGGTGGAGAACTGGGTGGTAAGTTGTTCCTTCTCCGTGGAAAACTTGGCCGCAGCGGCTTTCTCAATCTGCTCGACCAGCTCCGGGTGTTTCTCTTTCAGTTCTTCGAAGGTCATGGTTTCGTTTTCTCCTTTCTCAGGCTCCGTTGTTCGCATTGCACTTCCAGTTACTTCCACAACAACAGACAATTCTCCGTTTTCACCCTCCTCGTTTGCAAAAGCCTTTGACGACGTGCTGGAATCGTACCCAAACACACAAATTGACACTTCCTTGAATTCACAGTTGCGCCAGATGGTTCCCGGCCCCTTCATGGTGAAGCCGTTCACGTCGGCTTCTTCGTCTTCCATAAGCCGCTGGATTTTGGTAGGTACTGCATAGATCGAAGACTGGTACGGAAAGCCCTGCTTGCTGAGCTTGCGGAATTCCAGGCTGGGTTCCGTATCAACAAACTGAGTCTTGTCCGGATCAAGCTTCAGCTTGTGGTCTTCGATTACAGGTTTGCCGGTAAACGCAATCTTCCGGTTGGTATCGTGGGCTTCCAGTACCGGGAACTTCTTCTTTGGGAAGGACATGCCTTCCAGGTCAAAAGCAAGATCTCCCCAATACCAGTGGCCCTTGATAATGCCACCGCCATAGCCTACCAAGTCCATTTTTTCCTGCTCTTCACCATCTTCGCCTTTGGTGGCAAACACCTTAGCCCCGGCGCCTTCTTCTTCGAAAATAAGCGCGCTGGTGGGTAGTGCCATGGCCTGCTCGCCCTGTAAATTGAAAACCTCACAGGCTCCGTCAAAGGAAAACTGGGAATTGGCTGTGCGAATGGCCTTGGCATCACAACCACTGCCGCCTTCATCCTGACACTTCTTCAGTACAGCATTGGCTGTAGCCACCCATTTCTTTTTCTGTGCGGTGGTGAGGCCCTTCTTGTGCTTATCTACGTCGTTTACCGTCCACGGCATCTTACTCCCCCTTTGCAGGCTTAGCAGTTTTCTTTTCTTCCACCTTCTTGCCTTCAGATTTGGGCTTTGAAGTGTCTTCTTTGCCGCTTTTTCCACCGTCTTGCCCGCGCTTCACCTTCCCGGCGCCGGGTTCAGCTTGGGTTTTCTCCTGGAACGACTCCTGATCCACATTCTGTATCAGTTCCGGATACTGTTCCTGTTCCGTTGCATGGCGCAGGCGCAGTTTGTGGTAGTTGCCAAAACCAAGCTTCTTTGCAATTTCGGCGTTGGGAATACCCAAAACGTCGTATGTAGAACCATGTTTAACACCCAAGAACGCCCGTGCTCGACTCTCCACATCCACAATCTCGCTCGACGGGTAGTTAATTTCAATAAGTCTTTCAGGCGCATACTCAACAGTCTTGAATACTGGCTTGAACTCATCTTTTTCTTCCTCTTCCCCTGTAATAGGATTCTGTTCCTTCTTTTTCGTCTTTTTGAAGTCCACAACTTCCTTCCTGGGGAATTTTGCGGGGAACTTCGTGTCCAACTTGGACCTCAAAAAGAATATACTGCCCCAAAAATCGTACTTCAAAAACGTGTCAAACAGGGCAATTTCGTCGCTCAAACGGTCACTCATTGGGCCTCTGCCAGCCTTTTCACTGGAATATGAGGACTTAGAAGTGCCCATTGTAACGCCCGAAGACTCATTCAAACCACTCACAACCATGTCCAAAATGTCTGTATCGCTGTCACTTATCTTTGGCAATTGGGGGTTTTTGGCCTCTATTTCCATGCCAAAAGGCAAAACAAGCGTGCTTCCAGGCACTTTCTTGGCCCCAATACCGGTTTTTCGGCGCTGTTCATCAGTTAAAGAGAGCCAAAGTCTGAAAATCTTCGGATCTGTGATCTTTACAACCCACAAATAGGCGCCAGAAGACTTTTTGTGGTCAATTTCGTACTCTTTCAAGTTTTCATAATAGTTTAACCACTTTATAGACGTCCGAAGGTGGCTAACATTGCGTGTGGTGATGAAACTACGGTCCCAAGCCACAACAAAGCGTCGATAACCACCAAATTGCTTGAATTTTCGGGATGAAGTCTTACTTTCCTTTATAGAAGTTTCCGAGTACAACTTGTTTTGCTTCGCCAAGGCTTCCATTGCAGGAGCACGGGCAATATAGATGCTGGGAATCAGTATGCCACCGTTGCCACTGTTGATTTTGTAGAACAACGGCATGGTGGGCTTCGTTGGGTGAAGGATCACACCATCTTCGTCATCATCGGAACCACCTACAGTAGCCGGGTCGATGAAATCAACCTCAATAAAGCCATCTTCATGCGCGGTTAAGGACACCATAAGCTCGCCTTCTATAATGGCCCGCGCCACGAACTTGCCATAATAGGTATATAGGCGATTTCGGAAGTCTAGTTCAATATCATCAATCACTTCTTGTATTTGGTGTATCGGGGACGTAACGCTGAACCCAAAGCCTGTCATGCGGCCAGTGGTTCCACGCACGTTTGTGTTTATTTGTGGGTTCTCAATGGCTTTGGTCCAGCATTCGGCCTGCAATTGGCCCCTGGTCATGGTCTTTGTACCACCAGCCGCTATGCTTTTGAAACCATCAGGGTCAGTAGAGGAAGCCGAGCTTGTTTCGAACTGCCATGGAACAGCAAATGTGGTAGCAGCAAGCTCTTCATCGCTCAATTCGAGCAACTGGCTTTTTACACTGTCCAATTTATCTAGTTCAAACATTTGCTCGCCCAATTTGCACCCTCTGCCCTATTGTTATGGTTGGAATTTGTCCCGTGTTGGGAATTGTGTGGGGCTATGTGATCCAAAGTACCTTCTGGACTGTGATACACTTCGTATATAACACACAAGATACCGAACATAAAAACTAAATTTACCATCGCGCCGATAGGTCTTTATTCATAAACATATCTCCGAAGCCCATGGCTTTTCTTCGTGGTCTGAAGGTCTCAACACCAAGTTCACGGCCTCCGTACATGCCCCATCCCATGCTATAAATCGCATCATCCTGCACGCCGTGGCGTTCCCTTTTTTCAGGACTGCCGAACCACCGCTTAATTGGGTCGTGGTCAAATGAGAGCAGTTCTTCTTTAATCAAATCATTGCCCTTAGAACCCGGCATGGGAACGGGTGGGGTTTTGAACCTTCCGTCGCGCACGGCGAGGAACAGTTCAGTAAAGGCGGCTTTCTGTTTGTCGTACGTTGGGAATACCGGATCGAAGGTGATGTCGTTTTCGTCACACCACGGTTTCAAATCCCACATGCCCCACCGTTCTACAGTAAGGCGGTCAATGCCATCGAAGACCCCTGAAACTTCCCTCAAAATGGCTTTTACTTCTTCAAGGGTGTGTTGGGCCAAGTACCATATGCCGAGCAGGTAATAAATGAATTTGGTGGCCTCCCCTGCAGTCCTATACGGGTTGCTGCGGCTACCCGCCAGCCCTTTGGCTACAACTGTGAATATGGTACGGGCGCCCAGTTGAACCTTCATGGGGTCTGCGCGGTCACCACCTGCCAGTATAGCCCAGTCAGTGTCATGGTATTCGCTAAGTCTCTCAAGGTCTTCCATTGTAGCTATGGCATGGTTGTCGGAATGGTCGTCGAATGTGTACACATCGCTCACGGGCCAAAATCTATGGTTCATGTCGGCAATCTTGGTAATGGAACTCAGCACATCGCCAACTTCAAGGCCTCGGCTTATAAGGTCTTCTTGTGTTCTTATTAGTGTGTTGCGTTCGCTTATCAATTTCACCAATTCAATCTGCGGTACAGGTCGGTTGTCAAGGCCCAAGTAGTTTATTGCCTCAACCATTTCATAACTGAAAACCTTGGCGCCACCACTGCCCCACGTGTTACGGAAGTATCGGTCGAAGTCGGAAACCAACATTGTATCTCGGTAGTTGTCCAACTGCGCCTGGGTCATGTTTGGATTCCAGAAGTCTTCTTCACGACCATTTGGTGAACTACGATAACTGAAGAAGACCAACTTGCTTTTGCCTTCACGAGTGTTCTGGTACAACTGGTACAGGATGTGCTGAAGGTCTGAAACCGTTGAGTCAATACCTCCCAAGGCATTGGGAACGTTACGAATGGAGCCATAGAGCTGTGTGAAGAACTTGGGATTCTTCATGTCGAACATTTCTGAGAAGGTGAACCCATTCGCATTCGACACAATACCACTGAAGCTACTGACTGCCCGAATGGTGCTGACAATATTACCAGCAGCATTCTTTATGCGGATCTCTTTTTCCTGAATGTTCTTCATACCCACTTTGGCCAGGAGGCTGGGACTGTTGAGAATAATGTCGCGCATAATGTCGTAGTGGACGAACTTGGTCTGCTCCTTGCTGTTGGCGCCCAGCACTATGTTCTGCTTGGGCCAGCAGAACCATTTCCACATTTCGATTAAGCAGAGTACGAGGCTTTTGCCTTCACCGCGCATCCAGCAGAGAATAATGAGGTTATAGATGAAACGACCCTTCTTCATCTCCAGTCCTGGAGCAATCTCGGCCTTCTGCTGCTCCCACATCTTGCGGTAACCTTCATCGAACTCGTGGACATACTTCCACTGTGGAATATCGCTGTCCGGTGGGTAGATAGGTAGGCGACAGTTGTCCTCCACCCAACTGAAGAAACCCTCTGCCCCATTGCGGTACGGGTTGGTTACGGCTATGTCGGTGTGCGAGTCACTGCGGCGGGTACGATGCTGTGGTCTCGGTTGCTGTTGACTTTTTACACTTTTTGCTGCTTTTCCAATTTTTATTACTTTGCGTCCCATGGGAGTCCTTGCTTTTAGATAGTTTCAATCTTGCACCGTCTGCGCGTACCGTCATCGCGTGCACGGGCGTCGCGTGCTTTCTGCCTGTTGTTTTCCACGGCTTTGTTTGTCTTCTCGTATCGGTAACCGGGTGGCTTCATGGTGGTGTCGTCCATGTCGTCGTGAAGCATACCGCCTCTACCGTCCATTAACTCTTCCACGGTGGGCGGCTTAAACGTACTGGTAGGCTTGCGAGCTACTGCTAAACCTACTTGCCACTGCATAGACGAAATGAGTTTGATGGTTTCTCGTATCTCCCTGTAGATTGGATGCAGTATGGGAGTATTCAGCTTGTTCATGCTCACCGTACCAGTCTTAATATTCAGTGCATATTCAAGCATCTTGAACTTGATAAGATGCCCGTACAGTGGCATTAACAGAAAACCTATCTGATCCAGTTGATTCTGGTCAAGCTCCTTTATGTTGTTCGTCACAAGGTTGTCAAAAACGTACGACAAATAATGCTGCTGTATGGCGCACTTCTTCACCGACGCACTTTGTATGATAGCTGGGAGGTAAGGACAATCAAGATGCAGTGGACAGTCATCATTCTGCGGACACACCTGCACTGCGTCCCAGGCAGCAACCGTCTTGGGCGTACGGTCTTTACACTCGGTGGCATACAAAACCTTCTTGTGAATAACCAACGTGTTCATGTTCGCTTCATCGCTAAACTTGTGTTTACCCATTGTGCGTGTCCTCCTCGTTATTATTCAATTCGTCTTGTCTAATCAATGTAATTGTATTTAGTATCTGTTTAACGACACGTTCACCTTCTTTGGTATTAAGCAAAAGTGAATACCGACTGGCTTCTGCTGTAAAGCTAATTAATATCATTGAATTGACAGCTTTCGTTACTATTTTCATGCCTTCCTCCTATGTGGTACGAGTAAGTATAAACCAATTCTCAACAAAAAAATACATCGTTAAGCTAATGGTAGTGTTTACAACGCTGACACCCAGGTTTTACCCCTGCGGTAAGTTGAAATTCCCATGCAAAATGAATCATAAAAACCTATTGTCTAAGCAAACCATAAAGAATTTTATACAACCACAACACAACTTGTACACTTTCAGATGATGCTATAGCAAACAACGACAAAAAATACCAGAACTCAACGAGCACTAATAAACACAGCGACAACAAGCACGTTCGAAGGGGGGTGTAGCATAGGGGGAAGCTTAAGGGAAG